TCTGCCGGTGCTTCTGCGCCTGCTTCTGCCCCGCCAGGTTCAGGAGTTTCGCCTTCACCACCGCCAAGTTCCCCTCCACCAAGACCACCGCCACCCAAGGCGCCGAGTTCGGCTTCTGGGCTTTCGCCAAATGGACTTGCCGCGCTTGACTCTTGCATTCTTTCAGCAACACCAGCAATTTGAGCATCAAACTTACGGTCATAGAAGATTTCGCGTTGATTGCGTAGGAATTCTTCTTCGGTCATGTTGAATAGACGTTCAGCAATCCAGCGACGAGAGAAGAAATTTTCGGTTGCTTTTGCAGCAACATCAAATTTCGTAGACCAATGTTCTAGTTCTTGTAGTTCAGCAATCTTGGATGGATTATTAAGCGACAAAGAAAACGACAATAAATCGTCTCCTCTGAAACCAAGAGTGTAAAGATGGATAATACCAACTTTCTCTAATTCAGCGATAACTGCTCTTTGCAATCTTTGGATAGTTCTAGCAAAGCGAATATCTTTCTGGGCTAATGTGGTTTTGTCTTCTTCTGCGCCTTCTGCTCTTGATAAATAAGAAGCAGGAATTTTAAGTGCAGAGAATAATTTGTCTCTTAAATATTTAACGTCGTCAATTTGTCCGGTAAATGTTCCTCCAGGCAAATTTTCAATCTTAGAAGAAGTTGTACCTCTAACTGGAATGTAGTAATCTTCTTCAACAGAAAGTGGGTTGTAACGAAGATCAACTCTGCCTGTATTTTCGTCAACAATAGAGTTGCGCTTCATTTGCGTCATAACTCTTTGCATATATTGTTCTATTTCTGTTGGAGCAATTGAGCCAACATCAACATAGAAGACGCGACGATCTGGGGCGCGAACAATACGATAAGCCATCATTGCGTCTTCAAGAAGATTCAACTGACGCCAAATACGACGCGCTGGTTCTAATACTGAAGTTCCATATGGGGCATATTTATCGTTTCCAAGAATACGGAAGTGTGCAACTTGCCAGTTTTCAAAAGTCATACCAGCAGAGTTCCATTGGAATTGAACATAATTTGGATTTGTCTTATCTTCGCCTTCCATTCTTTCAACTTCATTAGAAGGAAGACCAATACCATTTACAATTCCTTTTGCATCATCCATATCCAAATAAAGGAAGAAATCTCCAAACTTGCACATTGTACGGCACCAGCCAAATAAGTTTGAATTAATATTTAATACATTGTGATAAAGAGAAAACAATGTTGATCTTATTTCTTCGCTTGGGCATTTAATGTTCAACATTGGTTGCAATGCTGAGTGAGTGGTCATTTCGTCTGCATAAATATCAAGTGCAGAAGCAATCTCTGGTGTGTATTCCATTTGATCAAAATCTACATAACGCTCTGTACGATTGTGATTCGTCATTAGAGCATTTTGCATGTTTGTGAAAGGGAAATACGAAGAGCGCTTGAACTGCTGACCTGATGCAGAGCGGAAGCGCGTATTAAACTGATCTAATTGATGACGACGAAGACGACGAGGAGTTTGTGATTTGTAATTGGTTAAAGGACCAGAGAATAACCTTGTTAATCTTACAAATAATTCCGATTCTGGATTCGCTGGATTTCTGTCGTTTTTCGCCATATTAATTATCCTTTAATTAACCAAATGAAGTTATCATATTCTTGCTTTCTTTTCAAGGTTTCTTCTGAAAAACCTTTAACTTTATGTCCATGCATTCCTGGGATTGTAGATTGTATATTACCTCTTGAAACCATCATTGATCCTAGCATACTTCTTTTGTATTCTAGTTCTCTTTGATTTATCGTTAAGGCAGTATCCTTTACCCAACATGAAATAGCAAGCGACATAATCAAATCGTCATGATAGGACCTCATTGCTTCTGCGCGATTATTCGCCCAAATAAAGGTCTTAAACTCATTAATTAGTCTTGTACTATACACTTTAATTAGACGATTTCTAATAAACTCTTCCAACTTGGCAACAATTAAGGGTCTTGTTTTTTGCGAGGTAGTAAATCCTGCAATTGTATTTGTAGTATTTTGTCCTTCAATTGCGTCAATGAATTCGTGGGTTCCTTTAACTGAATAATAAAGATTTGGATAATTTGATTCTTGTAGTTTTTCAAGAACAGAAATGCCAAGCGAATTGTTTTCTACAACCAACAAACAGTTGCCAAATTCTCTGCCTGTTGTATCTAATAATGTCGCGAACTCTGATAAAGTTGGTTTGCCTTGATATTCTCCTATTATTTCTTGTGTTTCAACTTTCATAAGTTGGAATACAGAATAATCTGATCCGTCGCCTCTCGCGACGTCAGCAACAAGAAGATAAGTAAAGTTGCTATCGTGTTTTTCCCATAACCAGAAGTTTCTATCAAAACCTGTTTTGAATAAAGGTTCTTTTGCTCCTTCTAACATTTTCGCTATTTCTTCTGGATCGATAACAGTTTCGCCCGATGAATTGAACGAACACTCTAACTCCTGGGCGATTTGTCTTTGAGACATGTTTCTTGTCTCTTTTTCAAACCAAGTTTGATCGTGATCTGGATGGACATCCCAAGGAAGGTTAACGGGATAGAAATCATTATTCCCTGACTCCGCATTTACATAAGTTTGGTGGAACCAATTACCGACACCGTTTGGACTTGAAAGAGCAATACAGCGACCACCAGTAGATAGTGTTGGGTAAAGAGCGGTCCAAAGGTCGTCAAACCCTTCAACGTGCGCGGCTTCGTCAACGACCAATAAAGAAAGCGCTTCAGAACGACCGGCATCGCCAGATGTTGAAGACGCTTTAACTTGAGAACCGTTTGTTAGTTCAAATGAAGTTCTGTTATCAATCTTGATTTCTGCTATTCTTAACCAAGCAGGCAAGTTGTTCATTATTTGTTTTACTTTCTTGACCAAGTTGGCGGCGACAGCAAACTTGGTCGCAACAACCATTACGTTCTTGTCGCGGTAAAATAACATAAGCCAGACAATGTAGGCGGCGGTAACCGTTGAAATGCCTAACTGTCTGGCTTTGACTATGATTGTAAAGCGGTGATCGTTGAAGTCTTTTACCAGATCTTCCTGGTATTCATAAAGAGAAAAAGGAATAACACCCTTTAGAGGGTGTGAAATCTTACAGTAGTTCTTAATGAAATAAACAGGGTTTTTACCACACTTAAGAACTTCTTTTGCTAATTCTTCTTTTGTTAAAGAAGCCATTATTCCTTTCTTGTGTCGTTCTTTGGTCTTGTTCCCAAGCCACCTTGCTCAAGGAATGTTTTAAACTTTGCTTCAACGGAATCTTTTGATTCTGCTTTGACCGGATCGACACCCTCCGCAGTCATTCTGAATGCCTTATGGGCAGTGACCCAGTAGCGGACTTTTGAAGAGTTTTCTGCTCTAACCATAACTTCACCAATTGGGGCTAAAGTCAATGTTTTCTTGGTGATTCCGTTGTATTCTTTCTTTAAGAAATTTACAACTTCTTGAATCTTTTGATCGACTTCCTGTTCAAGTTTGGTTCCGTAGATATCGCTTAAAAGAATTTCAGAATGGTATGTAACGATAAGTTGGTCGCCGTGGAACTTGACACCAAATCCGTCCATAATTCTCTTATCAAGAAGCGGATTGCCTTCTTCTCTTTTAAGACCGATTTTTACCGGTTCGCCTTTGTCGTCTTTGGCGCCATCGTAGCCTTTGTGAGCGACGATTTGCGAGATTGTTTGAACTACTTCAAGTACTGTTGCCATTTGTTTTTGGTCTCCAACCTGTTTTCCATCGCTCTTCGCGACCTTCTACCCACTGAATATAGCAGTTAAAGCAACATTCAAATTTGATAATGTAAACATCATCTTTTGATGTTCTTGCCAGTTTATTACAAACTGGACAATTATTTGCTTGGGTTTCTCTATTAAGTAGTTTTTGCGTAATAAAAAACCCATTTTGTTTTACTTTGATTTCTTTATCTTCTAAATCTCTTTCTTTGTCCCAAAGTTCTTTTATTTGTTTCTTGTATTCTTGTTCTTTCTCGTCAGTCCAATTGCCTTTGGGGTTTTGGATTGCCTCCTCACCCCATCGTTGCGCAATCGCTCTTTCAAGTTGAGCAATCTTATTCCAATCTTTTTCAGTCATTATTCCCTCACGCAAGCAAAGTTATCTTCTTTGATAATCTCAATTGTCTTATCGGCAATATCTTTTAGACTATCTAGATGTGAAATAAGCAAAGTTGTTTTAAATTGTGATTTAATCATATCAAGCATATTTGTAAATGATTGGATATGCTCTTCGTCCAACGCTGTCGCAGGTTCGTCAAGAACCATAATGTCTGCTTTTGGTAGATTTGATACTTGTAGCAATCCTAAACGAATCGCCATACCCGCCATTGATTTCTCTGCGCCTGACGCCATACCAATTGGTCTTGAATCTTGGTCTGGATGTTTAATGTAAATCTCCAATTTGTCGCCTTCTTCTTCAAAGAAAATTTCAAAGTCAGTTATGTTTGTAAGTATCTTTGCTATTTCTGAGTTTAGGTAAGGCAAAGTTTTTTTGATTACTTCATAAGCAATCCCGTTAGAATGCATACACTTCATAAACATTTCATAAGCAAGATAATCTTTTTTAAGATTTATTAATTCTTGCTTTTGATCGTTAATTGTTTCTATTCTTTGTTCTGCTGAACCTATCTTCTTGGCGATACTAATAATATCAGTATTAAGAGAATTAACTTCAAATTCTTTCAGTCTTTTCTTTTCTTGTTTGATTCCTCTTACAGCTATTGATTCTTGAACCTTTGAAATGATTTCTTTATTCTCTTCGTAATTTTGAAGTTGCTTTTCAACTAATTCAAGATCCTTTTGTTTTTTCTCTACTTCTCTAATCAGTCTTTCTTGCCAAATAGAAGTTTGATCAATTTTTTGGATTGTTTCAAATTTCTTGGTCATTATGTCGTTGTACTTTCTGATTGTAGAATCAATCGTCGCTTTATCCATAAAGCCAAGTTCTTCTTTTAATAAGTTTATCTTTTCTTCAACTTCTTTCTTTGATTCAAGAGATTCATAAGCATCGCGAATAAACTTACATGTTTTGTATTGAGTACCGCATGGAACTTCGTTAAGCAAAGAAGATTTCTTATCAATGAATTGTAAGTCTTTGGATAGTAGTT